TGTTTATTTACTGTAGTATTAATAGCTTGATATGCAGCAGCATCATTTAAATTTAATCTACCATTACCACTAGTTGTGTGCGAAGGTGATCCATCACCAGTTGTCCAATTACTTATATCAGAAGTAAACTCACCATTAGTTACTAATTCTCTTGGCCCCATTGAAAATGAATCCATATCTGCTTTTCTAAAATCAGCTGGAAAATCATATTCATTATCACCTACAAATAAATCTTGTGTTGTTCTTGCATACAATAAAGGTATCTCACCTGTTTCATTATAAATATCATGTATGCCTTTATTTATAAAATCTTTTACAGCAGTTTGTATTCCACGACTAG